GGACCAGGAAAAGGAATCATCGGAGAACGATCATCTCTTTGGTCGGAGTATGCGAGGCTCATCGAAGATGTACGGCCAACGTGGGCAATTATTGAAAATGTATCTGCCCTTCGATCTAAAGGACTTACATTGGTCTTACAAAATCTCAGCGAGATCGGGTACAATGCAGAATGGCATTGCATACCCTGTACCGCAGTTGGTGGGTTACACCGAAGAGATCGTATCTGGATCATCGCCTATCCGATGGAGAACTCCAGATGCACACTCGGACAGAGGAGCTTCATCGAAGGAGAGAATGAAGATGAAGTTGGAGAAGGGAATGCCAATCAGTATCAACGATCAAGTAGCACATCGAGAGATGATAGACGAACACAAGGCAAAGAAGAAGGAAATGTGGGCAACTCCGAATACCTTGGATCATCTCCCTCCAAGATCAAAGGAAGCCATGAAGAAACAATTTTCGACTGCGAGGAAAGGAAGGACAAAACCAGCAAATTTGAGAGAGCAAATATTCGAGGAGTTATATCCCAAGAAACTGTGGCCGACTCCTCAAGCATCAGACCACCTAGCAAATCAAAGCGAGACTCTAGAAGCATGGGAAAAAAGGGCAGAGAAGAAGAAGAAACAAGGAATAAATCTACAGTTTGCTCTACGCCACGCAGTACAGAAGTTTCCAACGAAGAAGGAACTGTGGCCGACTCCTCAAGCATCAGACAACCGAGACAGAGGGCATGTGGGAATGCCATCGATACAACGCAGATTGTCAAAAGGAAAGCAATTAAGTCTTTCAATGGTCGTGTCAGAAACTTCTGGTCAGTTGAACCCAACATGGGTAGAGTGGCTTATGGGGTACCCAAAAGGGTGGACAGACTTAAAGGATTAGGTAACGCAGTTGTACCACAAATACCACAATTTCTAGGAGATTGTATTTTAAATTTTGAAAAGGAGAATATATGAAAAATAGAATAATTGAAATTATTATAACATTAGTAGTTGCAGTTGTTGCTTCTGTCTTAGTTACTAAATCACTTACTAACTTACAGATAGACATGGAACTACAAGAAGCTTATGGAGGTTTGGTCAATAGGATAGATTCCCTCGACCAATCCAATGATGATGTTTACCAGGAACTTAACAAACTTTATCAATCCCTAGATGCTATAACTTATGATGAAAGCATTGACGAATTAACTAGTAGAACAAAGGACTTAGAAGAGTCTGTATCTACTTTAGAAGACTTTGTTATATCCCTTGAAGATAAAGTGGCTCTACTTATAAGGCCATTAGTAATTGAAGAACCACCCCTTGCAGTTGATGCAGTTGATGCAGTTGATACAGTTGAAGAAGTTACTCCAACAGTTATTGAAGAAGTAATTAAAGAACCTACTAAGATCATAAAGGATTCGTGGCAAGAGCCTACCTTTATTAGCTGTGTAGATGATAGACTTTCTAAACCTTCTACTAAAACTTTAGTGAGAGCTTTAGAGAAAGCTAGATCGGTAGGAACTTTTGAGTTTGATGTTACTTATAATGTGGCCTTTGATGGTACTGTTAATAACATTAGAGTTGAAGATGGAATACCAATGGACATTCAAAGGATTGCCACTAGGCATGTGAATAAGTTTACATACAGCTCGGCAAAGGTTGGGGCAAACGATTGTATCTATGCCATGAAGCTAACAGTTAATAGTTAATCCTGGTAAATACTTTATTTTTAGAAACTACTTTGCTATACTCGCCCTCAAGTGAAAAACGAAATAGAGAGAGGAGACTTAGTGAGGTTTAATCCCACTCAGTACATCTTTGAAAAAAGGTTAAAGAGTCGCAGTTGGTTTAGTGGTTTCTATGTATATAAGGTAGTAACACTAGGCCGTAAATGGGCAACTCTACGCATGAACTCCAACAACTCAAGAAAGCTTATGCCGATTGATGTTTGGGAAGACATATCAAAGCGGAGAGACTTCGCTAAGATAGTAGATGGTAAGCCTATCTATATAAACCGACAGGAGATATAGAATGATTACACCTCACGATACCCTCCAAAGATCGTTCTATGCCAACCAGATTGGCTCTAGTTTAGGGAGTCTAGAATCTTCACGAAAACTCCCTCAGTTTTTATTTTAATAATTATAGGAGAAAAAAATATGCTATTAAATGGAATACTTTTATGGGCAAATGTAACAACCCCTGGTACAGGATTTTCTAAAGACACATATTCCTTAGAGTTATCTCTTGATGAAGAGACTGCTAACAATCTTAGGAATGAAGGCTTCAATGTGAGAGATGATAAAGAACACTCTCCCTTCGTTACAATTAAAAGACAAGTAAGAAGGAAAGACGGAAGCTTAAACCCTGTTCCTAAATTAGTAGATGCTGACAAGAACCCTTTAGAATTTAAAGTAGGTAATGGATCATCTGCTACTGTTCAATGCAGACCTTATGATTGGGAGTATGAAGGAAGAACAGGAAAGAGTTTAGACTTACAAGCGGTTCAGGTTACTAACATAGTAGAATATGAAGGAACTACTCTTGATGGAGAAGAGCTTGGACTTGATGATAACGAAGATGAATTGGAGTTTTAGAAATGGCAAAGAAAGAAGTAGAAGTAGAAGATAATAAACTACCTTTCATTACTATTGGAGATATTCAATTAACTGCTGATGAGCTACCTGATGCTGATAGTAAAAGGTGGTTTGCTCAACTACAAGAACTAACCCAAATCAAAGCACAACAAATTTATGGTCTAGAAAAGACTCAAGTTGGTATTGATGGGTTTGCTTCTAAGTTAGTTGCTCGTTACCATGAAGGTAATCCTCCTGTCGTAAAGGGCGAAGGGGAAGAAGAATCTAGTTCTGAGTCTGACGAAGATTCAGAGTAGATGTGTGTGCCGAGAAGGTAAAACTTCTCTTGTCGAAACGAGGGGGTAGAGTGATCTGCCCTCTCACTAAGGAGGCTTTATGTCATCAAACGGAGTAGCTCAGACGCATCAATCGTGTCCTATCTGTAAACATAAGAAGTGCCTAACAATATTTTCTAATGGTACGGCTTGGTGTCATAGTCATAATACAGAAGGAGATAAACCTTTTCGATACAACCAGGAACAGATAGAATTTAGGAAAACTCAAAGGACTGAGAGCGAAAGTACCGATGATTCTAAATATTCTTTTGATTCTATAGCAGACAGAAATATTTCCGAAGCAACTACTCGTAAGTACGGAGTTAAAGTTTTACATAATAACGAAGGTAAGATTGTAGAACACATGTACCCTTACTATTCTGAAAATACTTTAACGGCTTCTAAGATTAGAACAGTCGCTACAAAAATTTTCAGGTGGACAGGATCACAGTCTTATATAGGATTGTTTGGGGAAAATCTTTTTCAAGCTAAAGGTAAATACTTATTGGTTGTAGAAGGAGAACTTGATGCCCTTAGTGGCTACTGTCTTATGGGATCGAAATGGCCTGTAGTTTCTATTAAAGGAGGAGCAGGTAATGCAGTTCAGGATATTAAGAATAGTTTAGAGTTTATAGAAGGTTTTGAATTTGTTGTTATATGTTTTGACCAAGACAGTGCAGGTAGAGATGCTTCTGAAAGGGTGGCTAGGATTATTAAACCAGGAAAGGCTAAGATAATGACTCTACCTAATGGTTTTAAAGACCCTAACGATATGCTTAGAGCTAATGCACATAAACAATTTATGCAATCCTTTTGGGATGCTAAACCCTATACCCCTAGTGGTGTTAGAAATATCTCTGAGCTAAGAGAAAAGTTTCACAACAGAGAGCAAAGAGAAAGTATTCCTTACCCTTGGGAAGGACTTAATAAGAAGCTTTATGGACTAAGACAAGGGGAACTTATTACTTTAACAGGTGGTACAGGTCTTGGTAAGTCTTCAGTTACTCGTGAGATTGAACATCATTTAATTATGAACACAACTGATAATGTAGGAGTGATAGCTCTTGAAGAAGATTGGCGAAGAACTGTTGACGGCATACTTTCAATCGAAGCTAATGCTAGAATATACATAGACCAAGAACGAGAGAAGTTTTCTAAAGACGACCTCGATAAATTGTTTAATGTTTTATATGACGGAAGAAATAAGGATAGAGTATGGGTTCATGCTCACTTTGGTACTAATAGTATCGAAGAAATATTTTCAAAACTTCGCTTTATGATTATAGGGTGTGGTTGTAAATGGGTAGTGATAGATCACTTACATATGTTAGTATCTGCTGTACATGAAGGCGATGAAAGGAGAGCTATAGATGATATTATGACTAGACTTAGAAGTATAGTTGAAGAGACAGGAGCAGGACTAATCCTGGTATCTCATTTAAGAAGAGTATCCTCTGATAAAGGACACGAACAAGGAATAGAAGTGTCGCTTAGTCATTTAAGAGGTAGTCAATCTATAGCACAATTAAGCGATTGTGTCATTGCTTTAGAGAGAAATCAGCAGTCTGATGATGCTGAAGAATCTAACACTACTCAATTACGTGTGCTTAAATCTAGGTATACAGGCGATGTTGGTATTGCTTCTGCGTTACTTTATGATCACGACACAGGTAGACTGAGCGAAAAACCTTTAGAAGAATATGAATTTAACGAAGACAACAATGAACTTGGTATTTGATATAGAGACTGACGATCTTAAAGCTACGAAGATACATTGTATCGTAGCACAAGACATGGATACTAAAGAGATTTATAAGTTTCCTCCTGATAAATTAGATAAGGGTTATGCACTACTGGAATCAGCCGATAAACTAATCGGTCACAATATAATTGGTTTTGATATACCAATGGTAGAAAAGTTTAGCGACATTAAGTTAGCTAATAAAACTTTAGTAGATACCCTCGTTCTCTCCAGATTATTTAATCCTGTTAGAGAAGGAGGCCACAGTTTAGAGTCGTGGGGTTATCGTTTGAGTCTACCTAAGATAGAATTTGAAGACTACCTAGAGTACAGTACGGAGATGTTAAACTATTGTATTAGAGATGTACAATTAAATGCTCTTGTGTTTGATAAACTCAAGAAAGAAAGTAAAGGTTTCTCTCAAGATAGTGTTGCTTTGGAACAACAGACTGCTAGAATTTTAAAGGAGCAAGAGTCTCATGGCTTTCTGTTTGACGATAGAAAAGCTGAATTGTTGTTGGCTGACCTAAGAGAACGAATGGGTAACATAGAGAGGGAAGTACATGAGGTATTTAAACCTAAGATGATTGACATTAAAGAAGTTACACCAAAATTAAAACAAGATGGAACTTTATCTAAGCAAGGATTAACTGATGAAGAATACAAAGAAAGACTTTATACTGATGATATAACTCCCTTTACTAGACGTAAGCTACAAGACTTTAACTTAGGCTCACGTAAACAGATAGGAGAATACTTAATAGAGTTTGGTTGGAAGCCAAAGAAGATGACACCTACAGGACAGCCTATGGTGGATGAAAAGACTTTAGCTAATATAAAGGAGATACCTGAAGCTAGGTTGATAGCTAAGTTTTTATTACTTCAAAAAAGAATAGCACAAATAGATTCCTGGTTTGCAGCTCAACAGGAAGATGATAGAGTACATGGATTTGTCATACCTAATGGTACGATAACAGGAAGGATGGCACATAGGAATCCCAACATGGCTCAAGTACCTAGTGTAAAGAGTCCTTTTGGCGAAGAGTGTCGTTCTTGTTGGATTGTACCTGAAGGGTATAAGTTAGTTGGAATAGACGCAAGTGGTTTAGAATTAAGAATGTTAGCACATTATATGAAAGACGAGGAGTTTACAAATGAAATCATTAACGGAGATATACACACCTTTAATCAAAAACTTGCAGGACTTGAATCAAGAGATCAGGCAAAGACATTCATCTATGCCCTCATATACGGAGCAGGAG